AACAAATCAACACGGGTCGAGGGGCACAATCGTCATGTGCATCATTTCAGCACCCTATTTCAAAAGTCTCCAAATAAATGAAGCATTCACCCCTCACTCCAATTTTACAAACATGCGGTGATGAAATAAAAGAACATCACAAAAACATCACCACAACTGAACACACAATCTACAAAGATATAGCCCTTTTCTTCTTGAGCGTTGGAGGTATCACCTCCTTCTGCTCCTGAGTACTTGGGGTAGAAGACGTAGAAACGCCACCACCTTGTTCCTCTTCATCACTTTCTATCCAATCCGGGAGAGAGCGGCGAAGGTCATCAAGGGTGGTGATAACATTCAGCAACTGATCATTGCTTATCTTATCACCTCCCTTACCATCAAGCAAGCAGAAAGACTGCAGGCTGATGAAGTGACCACGGGGTATGCGTGTATAACTCCTATGATCACGATGTGAAACATGGTAATGGATACATTCGGTAAAATGTGACCACAAATCTTTTCGAACTTTATTTTTCGTCAATGGAGAGCTCTGAGCCGTATCAAGCCAGTGCTCTAGGTCACTATTGTTCATAAAATAACCCGCTCTGCTCATGCTGCAGAAGGGAAATGTCCTTTACGTGTAACGGCGTTTCCAATCTGCAAACGAGACAGCAGGGATGATGCTAAATCCTGTGTTGATTGTGTCATTGACGTACTCAACACTGGTTCCACATGCATCGGTGTGGAACATTCTGAATCATACTTTTCTTCGACTTCTAGGACTTGTGACATTCTACCTTCCAGCTCCAATAATCTACGTGAGAGTCTGGCCACTGGATCCCATTCCACAGCGTTTCGTGTTGCTGAGTAAAGGGCGGCATATGGTAAGAGAAAAACATCGAAGGTAGTCAGTGTGCCAATAGTACATGTACTAAAGGCAACAGACCCACCTGCAGCTGTTGTAACATCAACACCATATAACCAGGCACCTGTTGTTGTTGTAGTCCCGTTAGCTGGATTTGTTGATACAGAATCAGCACTGATGCCTGTTGCGGCTGCTGTATCAAACATGGCCAAAGCACTACACCCGGTGTAAGTTAATGTAGGAGCAGTTATCGAAGCACTTCCTTGAATGAATTGAACAATCATAACCCATCTACCAAAAGGAATTGCAACTGCATTGCCATTTCCAGGGTATAGCACAACACCAGTATTCTTATTGCGTGTACATCTTAACAAATTACCACTAACAGGCTGAGTACCTAAAGTGGAGTCCCAATAATAATGTACTGGTGTGTTTGAAGCCACAGTAGTGGGAATTGTAGGTTTCAGGAATTCAATCTCATAGGACACCCATAATTCACCAACAGTAGCTGCTGCTTGCATTCCAACCGTAGCCAAATAAAATTGGCCTAAGTCATATAACAAAGGAGTGTAATTACTAGGAGCTGTTGTTGTAGTCCCAGCATTATTTGACGTACTTGTTCGAATATACAATTCGTCAAGCACGGTACGTGATCGTGCACACTCCACAGGATGTATCGCACTTCGATCTGGACAAACAGATGTACTATATTCATGGTTCTCCATCTGCATTTTATTTGAAAATGCAGGCAAATTTGAGTTATACTCTGTTGCCATAATTATAGTACCAAGTGCAGTGTTTGTTGATGCGACTGCATCTGCACTAGTTGATCTGAATTCAAAAATCATACCACGTACAATGTATTGTTCATACATTGACGCCATTTGTGACAACCACGGGAATGTTGCAAACACCCCTGGGTTAATAGCATATTGCGTTATACTGAAACCTGTTGAACCAACAACATCAGCAATATAATCGCAATGACGAATAATTGATGAGTGTTTAGTATTCATAATAGTAGGGGGCCTACCAGATTCATAAATTGAATTGCGTTTCACTTGGTAACGTCCCCGTCCAGTTAAAACCTTTCCGATGCCAACCACTTCATCAGCCACACCTCCAAGATGACCACCAAGGCGCTTCCCAAGATCACCCCAGTAACCACCTCGGCCATGTAGTACGTTCTTTTTAAGTTTGGCTTTTCGGGGTCCTGCATGTTTCAGTACTTTCTTGACTTCCTTGACAGCTTCCTTCTTTGCTGCCTTTTTCACAGTTTTCTTCTTTCCGGGCATTTGGACACACTGGAAGAAGACACACGATAATAAGTTGACCCTTATACCAGATATATTCACACAGTTCTGGTTATAGAGCAAAAGAGAGAGAAATTTAAACAAGCTATGCATATTTAAATATATACTTGTTTGAGGACCAGGATTCAATTCCACTCCAACTAGGCGCCATTGTGGAGAATCTTTGACCCACACTTCCTCTCTCAATAACTGAAAAAGACTCGACCAATCCATAGAATTAGTGCTTTCTTCTCCAGTATATAGTCTCAAAATTTGCAAGTCAGTCTTCCAAACTTGTCGAATAGCTGACCAATCAATATCACGTATTGTTCCTACAAGCTGATCTCGATAATGAGTGTGAACATAATTTATATACGTTTCAATTTTCAATCTACACTCATCATTAGCCCAAGACTCAATACGCAATGCATAGGCACGTAATAAATGAAAGCGAATGTCATCAACCGAGGAACCTAAGTACAGTGACCCAAGCACCTTTTCAGTTTCTGGACTGGGCATCCAGAGCCCCGCCACCATCACGAATGATTGTGACAGGAATGTTAACGCATTCAGCTGCGAGAACTCCCAAGTGTCTGCGGTAGTCACCAATCCATACGCCGTCCAAACTTCAGCTATTGCTTTCGGAGTGAACCAGTCGCGCACAAAATCAGACACGGTGAAGGTATCATCATCACCATACAAGGCTGCCTCAACATTCTCCATCATTGTTCCGTAACCATATGTTTCAACCTCTGCAAATGGCTCCTTATGTAAAGGATCACTTACAGGGCGTCGTGCATCACTGCACATGTGTTTGTACTCTTTCCGATGTGTGTATGCAAGCTGTATCCATGCCATACACATAAAACGAAAAAGCACCATTGTATTATCCACTACTGTATTCGATGATCCTGATGGATTACCTAATAACTTGCGAAGCAAGTCCCCCATATCCATAACGACAACTGATGATATAATAGCATCATAAACGTTCATAAGGGCCAGTAGTGTTGCCATGGTTCGCTCTGAAGGGTCTAACATCTCCCAGCGAATCCACATTTGGTCCCACAATAATGATGCCAGCAGGGAGGCATCAAATTGTTTCCCATCCAATGCTGCAGCATTAGCATGCTTAGTTAAACGTGTATACATAGCATGCCACTGCCCATCAAATTTTGTTGCCCCAACTTGCGACCATGTGCGCCCTGCTGAATTATAAAACTTATCATTCATATCTAAACACAACTCATTGGTTGCGTGGGAATGTTCAACAGGAGCAGCTGTAAAGGTCCGTAAGTTGTTCTCTTCAATTTTCTTCACTGTGCGCATTTCTTTGCCTTTTACAGAACACGTCCATATAGGTAAAATGCCACAGGGAAAGTTTTCACGAATACATTCACAATAATCCGGGATAACTTTTGCCATTTCAACATCTGCATACATTTGTTCCTTATTCTGATACGTTAAATTCCATGGATAACCACATGATGTTAAACTATCCATTTCTTTACGCACCAAAGATGCAGGAAGAACTCGTGAGCCCCCCATAAATTGTTGAAAGTGTCTTTGAGTCCAAATCTTTGACATGTATGCCACATGATAAGGAATCTCCAACTCAGGTTTGTCATAACGCCAAAATGCTTTGTAACCAGCTGAGACATTGGGTACCGACGGCAAATACTTCGACGGTAAAATCCAATCATTTTCATCCCAGCATAACTTCATAGAGTGATTCTCAATGCGCTTATCACGGTGAAACACAGTCCGATTCACCCGTGCAATGAAAGACAAATGCTGCGGAGCAGGCATTCGTAAATATTGTGCGCTTGGACCACCCCCCACGAAAATGGACTTACGAGTGTATCGTGCATACCACGACTGCCACTCAGCCATAGCCGGCAGGGGGGAAGCTAGTTTTTTGACATCATCAATTTAACGACCGTTTCTGTCAATGGGATTGCATATCCTGAGGTACTTGTACCCCGAATATGAAAGCTCACAAAACGACCATAAATATCCAAAAATGCACAACAACAATGCCCATTTTTCGTAGACACTGTATGTTTCATTTCCATACCTGTAATAGCTTGAATATACCCTGATGAGGTTTCCAACTCACCATCATGTATAGCAAGAGAAGTTATCTTATCGCCTACTTTCGGTTCAGCAGGTTTAAGGCTCTGCCTTCCAGCAGCATCTAGTAATGGTAACCAACTCAAATCTAACCCTTCTATTTTTGTAGCAGGCTTAGCAATTGTGAGCTGAGTTCCATCCATCCAATTCACTACATACGTTACAGTACCCATAAGTGGGACATCACGTGATAAATGATGGGGCACCCAAATGCGACCAAAAAGAAGAACAGCATCACATGACTTGTGAATTTGACCATCAACCATACAGTCAACTCGTGCCAAAGCCTTAAGAGCTTTGCCTATTGGAACTATTGGTTCAGCCAATTGAGCTTCTTCCCTTCCCCGAGCCTTTTGCGCTCTAGGTGCACGACGAGCCACATGCGGTTTACCACATTTCGCTGTTCCAGGACATTGACGATTTTCACAAGGTTGCTTCCAAACTTTTGGATGATAGTACTCTTCACAAATCGAGCCGTCATCCTTGCATTTTCCTTTGTTAATCTGCCACGTTGGGCAGACTGGTTTGCGAGCTTCCTCACCACGTGAATAATACACATCATCCTCAAAGGAACGCTCATGCGCATCATCATATTCATCATCTGTATTATACAAACGATTACCAAATTCATCATATTCATAGCGGCGCCCACGAATATCTTGCAACTTCCTACTTTTCTTTTTATTCTTTCCTTTCTTAGTTTCTTCCTTAGGAATTTCAGCAGGAGGAGCAATATAAT